TCTAATTCCGGTGAAATATATAAATTATTACCTAATTTTTTTTCCCATAATGTTTTATCTGGAAAATCATACCCAAATATTAACGCATGATAATGCGGTCTTTTGTTTTCATCACCGTATTCACCGCAATGGAAAAATCTAATATCTTTTCCTGTTTTTTTGCGGAGTCGTTTCATAAATTTTTGAAACTCGGTAATATCCAGCGACCATGGGCGAGGGCGCCGCTCGAGCGTCTCTGGATTTATCGTTAATGTTATAAAACTATTGTGTTCGTGCATCTGGGCTTCGTGCATACACCTTATTGCCCATTCGCGACTATGTTGGAGTCTACAACCCCAACACTGACCGCACGGCAAATTAAAACCCTTTGCGAAAGCAAAGGGTTTGTTAAATACCACTTTACCATCGCATTTAAATGCGAGTAGGGGGTGGTAGCATGCCATATTATAGCCTTATTCCACCCCGCATTGGTTTTGCAAAATTACGCGGCTGAACCGCCATAGCTCTTTTTGTGAACATCTTCTTTGATTTGCTTTTGTTCATTTTCTTTCTGTACTTCATCGTTTTCAATCCTTTCGTACAATTGAAGCCAAACCTCTCCGTTTTCGTTTGGCATTGGATAAGTTTCCAGTTTCATACTAAATTTGTGTTCGCGCTTGAACGCTGCTCCAACATGTATCCAGTTAGTTCGATCGCCTGATTTTTTAGCCTGAACTACTTTATAATTTATATTCCACATGACATTACCTCCATTTGGTGTCAGTGGGCCCAGTTAACATCAAGCAGTTAACTGGGCCCGCGAAATCTACTCCCCAGCTTCCTGAGGAGCGGGAGGTGCGATTTCGCTTTTTTTCGTTGCCTCCACAACGTCTTCGATCATGTTTTCGGGTGCTTTTTTAAGCCCCATTTGTATCATCTTTTCCGAATTCTTCGGATCCGTGGCAAATTCGAAAAATGCTCCAGCATTATTGCCGAATTGTTCCCGGATATGAGACGGAATTTCTGCAAAGCTCTCATTCGCTTCACGAACCATATTGAGAGCCTCTGCATATTCATTGATTTCTGAATAATCGCCATATTGTGCGATTCCTTTATTTACGTTTGCAATGAGACCGGTGCGGTCATATTGCTTAATAATATTTCGCACGTCGGCTGCTTGCGCGTGCGATTGTTGTGTTAGGCTTTCGCCTGTTGTTTCGAACCCTGACCGAGTTCGATCGCCGTAGGCTGTTTTGAATTTTACTACTTTTGTCATCTTGCTCTTGCGCTCCTGCTATATTCGTCGTTTTGCATGTCTGAAGGTTTAAACACCCTTTTAATTATTTGTTCCAATCCACTTGCGTTTGTAGCCAAAGATGACTTTTGCGCTTGTGTAGCTTTTAATAATTGTTCCAATGATCGCATTTCATTGACCCCAATTTCTTGGGCGACATTGTTTAATAGTGTTCTTACATTTACCCCGGTTAACGATGCTGATACTGATGCTGCAATGTTATCGGGACCCATTGTTGCAAATAGTCTTTGCCAACGTTCGTTGTGCAAATCTTTCATTTGAACAATTTCTTGTTTCAATTTTATTTCTTGTTGTTGTGTTACTCTTGTTTGCGCATTTATTTGTTTGGTTTGCGCTTGACTTTGCATTGCTGACGACCCTTGCGAGAATCCTTGTCCGAAATCTGCTCCGATATTACGAGCGGTGTAGCTCGCGCCTTGCGGGGTCGAAGCTCCACCTAGTTTTGCTGATAAGATAGGGTTAATACCAGCTGCTCGAAGGTCTTTTACTTGCCTTTGATGTGAAGTATTGCTCATACGTTCTTGAAACGCCATTTGACGCGCTGTTGAGCTTTTTGTTTCTTTATTTGCTCTATAACCGCCATATGCGTTTATACCGCCCATTACCATTGCTGCTGTGAATGGATCCATTATTTACATTCCTCTACTATAATAAGTAAGGCGTCACCAACAGCGCAAAGAACATCAGCCCAAGGCTGCATGTTATGATGAATAAGCCACATAACAGCGCCACCAAATAAGGCAGGAAGGACAAACTTCCTAACAACATTAATAACAATAGACCATTTGATTCCATTCATAGGTCACCTAGAAGTGATCGATTAAGCCTGGTACGCTATATACCGGCATTGGCCGTGTTGTTTTTAAATCGAAGTACCAGTCCCATATGAATTGTGGCTCGTCGGTTACTGCTATAACTCGATCGATCGGTGGATTTTCTTCTATAAAGGATGCATTGAGCGCCGGCAGCGCAGTGAAATCCTGCGCGAGATGCCATACATCGAGGCTGCCTGTTGCGTTCGAACGCATTTTTCCTGTGATCTGACTTGGTTTATACCGATATTCTGCATAACGTTCTTGATAACCAAACGTTTGCGTGTCAGCTGCTGTATTTTGATAGTAGATTTCTTGGTTTAATACAGCTTGCTCGCCAAGATGGGCGAGGGCTGGCCAATAGAAATCCCATCGATCGCGGCGTGACCACATACGGTTCATACCCTGTTGATATGTTAGATCTGCAAATACGCACGCCAATCCGATCAGTACACCGTGTTCTACAAAACTTTTTGAGAATCCACCGCGTGATGTTGCTGTACCAAGCGCGGCGAGATTTCCTTGCGGTGATGTTGTGTCTGTTGAACTTGTTTGCGGTACAGCTTGCATTTGTATTTCTGTTTTTTGTCCGCCGAGATACTCAGGGCGTTGCAAGCGTGCATCTGGTGATGTAACTCCAAAGTGTGATTGTAGTATTTCTGTGTACCGTGTACCCCCTCGAGCATCGCGCTCGTATAATCTTTGAATTTGAAACGCTTCGCGTAATTCATTAATTGTTGCTGCTGTTGCCGCTGATAAATCAGCGAACAATGGTGAATCAGCAGCGCTGTCTGTGTTATTTGTCACATTAATAAGATTAGCTGATCCAGCGTAATCTAAATTACGTAATGTTCCTGCGCTGTCTTGAATTTGCACCCTTGTACCGCTTAACGCGTTAATACCAACTGGTGCGTTTCCGCCTAACGGCAATGTAACAGCGTCGCCTTTTTGTGGCCATGGTAATGCCGATGTAAAATAATCGTGGCGCTTGCCACGTTTTTGCAATGTAAAATCGGTTAGTGTATCTGGCCCATCTGTTTTTGGAACGTTTATGCTATCTTGTAGGTTTTCGTCCCGAAACCATTCGTTCCAAATTAAATTATATGCTCTGCCGTGCAGATTGTTGAAATCCAATCCTGCTGTTTTTGTCGGCAGCCCCATATAATCATAAAGTGTTTCCTCAGCAATTGTCGCATCGACAATTTGCGGTACTAAATAATCTGTGCTATCGCCTGGGTCATCTTGTGCGCCGTTAAACTTTTCCCAATTGTCCCAAATAATACGATTTGGAACGTAGAAAAAGAATGTTTCGACGTACATGTTATCCATTACTGGATATAGCGGTGTAGACAACCGACCAAAGCCGGTTGCGTTTAATTGAAATGTGTCACCTGGTAGAACTTCGTCCACGTAGATCGGTACCAATAGGCCACTATCGAATGTTGTTTTCAAGCCATGTACGCGGTTAAACGTACTCCGTTGTATTTCGGCTTGAGGTACTCTGCTAAATTCGTGTGATAATGTTGTGGGCAGCGTGCCCATTGGTCCACCTAGCATCTTAATCTCCTAGTGTTTCGATATCTATAATTTTGTTTGGTTTTGTTTGTCCGGATATAATTCCGGTTGTTTCGTCAAATTCACCCAATCTATGTAGCGAAAAATCGCTAGGGTGCTTTGCGAACGCGTGATCTTTATTGTTGATCACTATATCTTGAACAGCCCTAATGGCTGTCCCGTCTTTAATCTCGAGAAAAGGTTGTGAATAGATTTCTGCTTTTCTGTCGTAAACTGCGTAATATACTTTCGTCATGTCCATCTCCCTTGGAATTTTAATACAAGGAGATTTTACGCATAATATACATTACGAGTCAATAGTTTAGGTAACTGTTTGTTTTAACTCTTGTTGACCTGTAAATGATTCATTTCATGACATTTTACAGGTTTCGGATCAGCCTTTCTAATTTTTTTATTTTTATTTCCTCTGACACCCATAGCTGATCCATAGCTTTATTATATTCTGTGATTACTTCT